GTAGCTATTGACGATCTGCCCACCGTTTCGCCCCGAAGCGCCGAAACCGACTTTCGCCGCCTCCAGCACGGTTACGCGAAAACCGTTCTCCAGCAGAAACAAAGCGGAGGACAGCCCGGTATACCCAGCGCCGATCACACAGACGTCCGTCTCCACATCATCCTGCAGCACAGGACGTGGCGGCACGGCATTGGCCGACGCAGCGTAATAAGACTCTGGGTATTGGGTGTTCGCCATCCTGCTGCCTCTGTTTAATATATTTTACGAGTGCGTCGATCCTACCCGAGTTGAAAAACCTCCGCCAGCCACCGGAAACTCTTCTTCGCTGAGGCGAAATTAAATATTTTGCATATTCATAGGGTTAGGTGAAAAAAAGGTGTTGACACCCCTCCGGAATTCCGTAGAATGCCGCCTCACAGCAGGCACGTAGCTCAGTTGGTTAGAGCACCACCTTGACATGGTGGGGGTCGTTGGTTCGAGTCCAATCGCGCCTACCAAACAAAATCCGCTCTGCTGGGCGGTCTAGAAGGGCTCACCGAAAGGTGAGCCCTTTTTTGTTGTCTGCGATTTGCAAAACTTTTGCAAAACTTTTGCAAAACCCCCACCTCAAAACGCCAGTTCGGCGCTCACCTCAACATAGTCGATCGTCTTGTCGCCGTGTCCCTCCTGATAGTGCTTCGTCATCTTCTCGTCCGCGTGGCCCAGCAGCGCCTGGATGTATTCTTGCGGGAAGTTCTGCTGCTCGTACAGCCACGCACCTAAAGCGCGAATCTCGTGAAAAGTGGGGCGCTCACCGGCGGGCACATGGTCATAAGCGTGCGCAGCGTCGCGGGCCTTGCTGAACTCCTTGGTCAGATAATCCGGCGTTACCGAGGTCCAGTGGTCCTTCGCGTCGATCTGTTCACGGCGCCGCGCCTTCGGTTTGTAGTGGATCAGATAAGGCGACACCAACGGCGATCGCAGGCACTCGCCGACGACTTCACGCAGCGCGGCGCCCATGGTGATCTTCAGGTGAACCGGATTGTCGTAGCCCTGCGTCTTGCCCGGCGATACGGTCAGCGTGTTCTTGTCCATGTCGACCGCCGACTTCAGCCAGGTCACGATATCTTCGCGGCGCTGGAGGCTGGCCAGTGCCAGGCGGATTGCCCGCTTCAGCCAGGGCGGCGTGGTCGCCGCGCCGATGATCGTCTGTAGTCCTTCCAGCGTGTGCCGCTGGCGCTTCTTCTCGGCTTCCTTCTTGACCAGCGTCAGCTCGGCGCAATTGCGCTCGGCCAACCCCTTGGCCACGGCGAAAGCGAAGATCTGCACCCACAGCCCGCGATGCTTTGTGTAGGCGTTGTTGCTGAACTGGTCCAGGTATTCAGCCATGGCCAGCACATCCATCTGCCCGATCAGTCGGTCGCCGAGATCCTGCCGGTACCGCTCAAGCTTGAATTTGATCTCTTCCAGTGTCCGCGCCGCATAGCCCTTGTCCACCAGCCATTCGTCATTGAACCGCTGCAGCAGGTTGCTCACCGTTGGCAACCGGTCGCCGGTCAGCAGGGTGAGCAGCGCCCCGTCATCGACGACCAGCGCCGCAACCTTGAGGTTTGCCGCGTGCGCGAGCTTGATTGCCTCCTCAAGTGGGCGGTTGATGCTCGTCATCAAACCGGTGATTGGGTTCCGGTACCGAAAATATTTACCGTTCGGGTAAAGATTTGGCGGTAGCTTCCTGTTTTTTAGCGTGCGCGGCCGGGCAGCCATCAGCCTATCTCCAACATCTTGGCCAGCAGGGGATCATCTGACCCCATCACGGCCGCCTGCACATCCACGAAATACATCCCGCCTTTTACTTCTCCTACCACTTCGCCTTCCTCAATCCATTTTTTCAACTGCTGCAAACTCGGCTTGCCGCCGACGTAGCGGAGCTTTCTGTACTCGCCTGCCTCCATAAGGCGCGGCAACTTGACCGTGATCTGGCCCAGAATTTTTGCCATTGTGATGCTCCATGCCGCGCGTGGCGGCAGAAGGTGGTGATGGGTTATTCGGCGTCATCCAGGTCGAGGTCGTCTTCGCCGTCAGGGCTGACGCTGATCGGCAGCTTCCCGAGGCGCTCAAGGGCGAGCACCATGCCGATGCGCAGTCCCTTGGCCATGTCCTTTGTCAATACGATCTCGATCGGATCCTCGATGCCGAGTTGCAGCGTCACACCTTCCTTTGCGTTGTCGCTGATCATCTGCACCTGGTCGGCCTGCCGCTTGTGCCAAGCCAGTAACGACTGGATCATTTCGCCGACGTCTTGCGGAGCGTTGACCGATCCTTCAAGTGCGCTGGTTACCATCTTCCGCAGTTCCACCTTTTCTTCTTCTGCGCGCTCGAGCTGATCGTCGGCCGCGAACGGCCCGCCGACCATTGACCAACTGCTGGCGAATACTTGCGCCTGTTCCATGATGGCTTTGATATTTTTCTCAGACATACGAATTCCTCGCCCGCCGTACACCAGCAGGCTGTTGAGTTGGGGGTGTTAGAGTTGTGGTGCGAGCAGGTCGGCGACCACTTCGCCGGTATCGTGGAAATACCAGTCGCTGTCGGTCAGGTTGTTGATCATGAAAGCGGCGAAACTGTCGGGCGACATGCGCTTCATGATTCGTTCAAACTTGGGCGCCGGGCCTTTCCAGGTTGGCTCTGTGCCGGCGATGCGGGCGGCTGCCAGGTTATGGTGACCGTCCAGCAGGACCCGGTAGTGCTTGCCGCGAATCTCCATGGTCACGGTCCTGACAATGAAGATCTTGAATTTGGCCGCCTTTCTGTTGATGACATCGGGATTCAGGTATCGCTGGCTGCTGATCAGCGGGGGCAATGTCATGGCTTCCACCGCCTGCCAACGCGATAAACCGTCATCAGGTTGTGATGGAGCGGCACCTTGAGCACATGGTCAAAAAACTCACCCTTGCCGGAGATGAAACCAGTTGGCACCTTGGTTCCTCCGGTGCCGAATTCTCGCCAGCATTCTTCGCCGCCGTTCTTGTCCCAGTAGGCGCGCTCGCGTTTTGGAATCTCATCGTAGGTTTTTTCGAACACGGAGATATCGGGGATATCACAGATCCGGCGCCATGCTGGATTGCGCTTGCACCACTCGGCGGCATGCCGGGCAGCTTGGTCTGCGGAGTAAAACTCTCTGGTGCTTTGTTCGCTCATTACCGCGGCCCCTTGTAGCAGTACACGAAGGCGGACCAGGCGAGGGCGATCATGGCTCACCTCGCGGCGTGCCCATTGCACATAGGGGCCGTCGTCCGTGTCGAAAATGCCGAGCAGGAACCAGTCGTAGTCTGTTGGCGCTTCTGGCTCCCAGCCGAGGCAGTGCGCCTCATCATTGTCCCAGTAGGGGTGGGCTTCCAGATCGGAGTCCATGTGCCAACCAATGACCGTCAGGCCCTGCGCTTCGAGCCACGCTTTCCATGCTTCGGCGTCTTCGTCGAAGTCCGGAATGTCCGGGTGATACCAGTACCCGTCTTCATCACGAGCGACAGCGATGGGGCCGATCAACTTTTCTTCAGGCATGACTTCGTCCTTGCCGCTATAGCGGCGGAGAAATGATTTAGGGGATAGGAACCATATGGCTGGGGTAGGGAGCTTGGTGTTACCGTTCGGCGCGGTTGCGCTTCACGCGAATGGGTCTATCTTTGGGGCTGTGTTAACACCCTCTCAAGAAACGGGCAGGAGGGCACTATGAGGCATCGAGGCGATATCTTTTGGGCGTGGGCAGATCCTGATCTCCATAACAGAACGCATGATGAAACGCTGAGTAACGGGACTCACATCGACGTTCAGGTCAGGCTGTCGCGCACCGGCGAGACACAGTTGTTCATCGGGGTTTACGCGTCCGATGGCGTGGCTTTGCATGAGGAGGCTGTTTGCCCTGGCGCGGGCGAATCGATGACCTGTGCTTTAGCTTGGGGTGTTGAGCGAGCTCGTCAGGTAGCTCTTGATCAAGGTTCGAAAAACCGTCCAGCAGTCGCATCAAAATAGCGGTCGACTGCTCGCTGTTGCGGCTGGCATCCAGCGGTCAGGATGCCGGCCGTCTGACTCTTCACGGCAATCGCTAGGCCGATGTCACAATGATGTCATGCGCGGAAAGGACGTCGCTCTTTGACAGCCATCTAATGACCAGTGTGACGCTATGCCCTCTACCGATGATTTTCGATTTAATGCCCATCATCTGTTGGTTGAGCTCGACGCAACCAATAACCACCTCATGATGCTGGTGGTCTCACGCACAGTGACCGGCAGCCGGTGGGATGAAGCCGTGCTCCGCCACAAGCAAGCATATGAAGCTTGGGCTTCCCTCCTAATTGGAATTCAAGTTGATCCGATGCCTGCCCTTGATGGCCGAGCAACAGACGGTGCCGGCGAGTCTACGCCGTCCAGCTCACCCAGTCTCTGACCCCCGTGCTTAGTCCATCAGTAAGGCATTTTCATGACGCACGAACTCAGCTCTTAGAAATCCGACGGCTGGCTGCCTTGGCAGACGAACTCCCTGAACCAGCCCGTGTTTGAGCAAGTCTACGGGTAAATTGGAGTCGGTAATGATTTGTACATGTTGGATCTGCTGGGGCAGCGCCGTCCGTAAGGGCATATTCGGCGACTGGGATGACCTGGTCTGCTCTGGGTGCGGGCGCTACAAAATCAGCAAGCGGCTCGTCAAGAGCAGCATTGGTAAGAAATTTGATGTGGAGCAGATGCGGGTAGGGCTTGCGCGAAGTCGGGCTGTAGGCGAGATTCCGGTGGTGAACTTTTACAACGCTGCTTTCGTTGGCGATCTTGCCCACATTGAATGAACATCCATAACCCATGTGGCCGACCCGCTAGATGGCAAGTTGGCCATAGTGCTAGCGCGCGGTTCCTCTGGCCCGGTTCCTTGCCGCTATAGCGGCTGACTTTGAAGGGGGAGGGGGGTAGCGATACTTAATAGGTGATCGCCGCTAAAACACTTGTACAGGCGACTGGTATTTGTATAAGAACATGTCAAGCTTCAGATAGGAGAATCGCGCTTCAAAACCAGCCTGCTACGCCGTGCCCGCGCTTTCGAGAACCACCATGACTTCGAATGACGACTTCAGATTTCAATCGCACGCTCTGCTTGTAGAGCTCGACGCTGCAACAACCCAATTGATGATGCTGGTAGTAGCCGGCGAACTCTCAGGACGCGCTTGGGATGAAGCGTTCTCCCGGCAAAGCGCCGCCTACACCGCTTGGTTGAAAGCGGCAACCGGAGTGAGCGTTGACCCGATGCCGGTACTTGATGGGCGTCCACCTGATCGCGACAACCTGGCGGTAGAGTGAGGGGGTGGCTTTTTGCCTCGATAGGCGAAGCGGCCTATTTCGTCGAAAATCACCTTCTTGCCAACGGGTGCCTATAGGAAGAGGACATGTCCCACAGCCTGGATAGGCCGATCGCCCACGAATATCGAGGGCATGAAGTGATCATCAAATTCGACTGGGACAAGCCCAACGACGAAGCCCCTGTGGGTGCTCATGTAATTGAGGCCAGTGAAGTACCAGGTTTTGCCAACACTGTTGCCGATCTCTCTGGCCCATGGGAGGACTATCAAAGCGCGCTGGCGGAGGCGCTGGCCACTGCTGAGCGATGGGTCGACAGTCAGTTGCCTTGATTCAAGCTGCTCGCTGCTCCAGCGGTTGGCGCAGCGCAGCCTGCACTGCTTCAACCACTCTGCGCAGGTAGGCGAATTCGTGATTCTCCTCGACAGCCTTGTCGCTGACCGGGTAGTGCCACTCATCGCCGAACAGTTTAGTCAGCAGCCTGTCGTGATGCCAGCACTCGTTCGGCGACTCGACGCTTCGTAGAACTTCGATGTCGTGCCAGAGCTCACGCGCCTCATCTTTGCTCAGCTCATCCAGCTCCCAGTCGTGTCGCCCGGTCTGTTGTCGGCGGCGCTGGACGATGCATTTTTTCGCGAAGGCGTGAAGGGCATTCCCGCTGAACCGCGTGCTGCTGATACCGCGATCGAGGCAGTTCAGGACGTAGTGCCAATCACAGTCGGCCACGAACTCGGCCACCGTGCGCGGACCCATACCGCCCCAGTAGGCGCTCCAGCTGTTGTCCCAGCAATTGACCGTGATCTTGCCCTGGGCGGTCTGATAGCTCGGGTCGGATTCAGTAGGGCAGTCGCGGCGGCCGAAGTCCTCTAGGAACACGGTAATCGCGTCGAGACGCGGCGCGCCGGTGATCACCAGCTTGGTCACAGTCGAGCGTTCAACTTTCAGCGGCTCGGCCGGTTTTTTTTCTGTGGGCATGGGGCGTCCTTTCCGGTTGATAACCGGTCATTGTTGAGCGAATTGGTGCTGGCTATATTTGAAAAAAAGCCAAGAGGGGGCGTCATGTCTTGCTTGATATGCAGCGGGCCAGCGGCGGTAGGTTTGCATGAGGCCTACCAGGAAAGAGTGTGTCCGGATTGCGGAAGTTATCGAGTCACTCGCAACGCTATCGCTCTTTTGAGAAACAACAATTTCCGCTTTGATGTGCATCTCTCTCGATCGTGGCTGGCGCAGCAGCGGGGCTCCGGGGTTATTCCAACAATCGATTCTCACGAGGCTGTCCTCCTCGGGGTCTAGGCGTCCTATGCCGGGGCATGCCCGGGCGGTGGAGGGTGGGTAGTTCAGGCGGTGCCGAACAGATCGAGCTGATCGGATTCGGCTTGCTGCTCTTGATGACGGGTGATTTCGTGTTCGATTCGTGCCCGGCCGATCGCCGCGTACTGCTCATCTATTTCGCATCCAATGAACTGGAAGCCTTCACGCATCGCGGCTTTGCCTGTGCTACCGCTGCCCATGAATGGATCGAGCGCCACGCCGCCGGCGGGTGTCACCAGTCGCAGCAGGTAGGCCATCAGGTCAGTCGGCTTGACGGTCGGGTGAGTGTTTCCCGTCGTCGCAGTGTTCTCGACCTTGCGCAGGGTGGTGCCTCGGGTGAACTGCGGGCCGGGGTTGAGCAGACCCTCGTGCCGATCGGTGCGACTGGTCTTGGCGCAGTAGAAGAACCTGGCTGCGCTGCCGCTGTCGCCGTGGAAGGCGCCCTCGACCCGATCGCGGCGCTCGGTGATGAGGCCAGCACTTGCGGCACTCGCCTCGGTGCCGCGAACTCGCGATGCGGCGCCGGCCTCGGCAGGGAACATCGCCACTACCCCGGGGCTTCCATCGTGGATAAGGTTCGCTGGCCAGCGGCCAGCCTTAAGCATGCCGGTGTACTGCGCGTCCTGCTTCCAGGCGCCGGTGTCGTTTACCACGTGGCCGGGCGCCATTCGCTTCTGGGTGTACTCGGTGGCCTGCGCATCGGCGCCGTGAATTCGGCAGGCGTCAATGTTCAAGGCCCCGGTGCCGTGCGTGATGACATTGGCCGCAACAGTACCGGGGAACGGCTTTCGGGCCATGCATATGGGTTCGTGCGCTGGCTTTAGCGCGGTGCCCCATCCTTCGTGCTCGCCTTTGAGGTTATGCGACTTCGGGAAGCCCGAGCCGAAAACCCACATGATCTGGTCGCGGATTTCGAACCCGGCCATTTCAATTCCAACGGCCATATGGTGATAGGTCCGGGCAGCGGCGAACGACAGCAGGTGACCGCCTGGTTTGAGCACGCGCAGACACTCTGTGGCCCATTCAAGCGTGAAAGCCTGAAAGGCCCTCATACCGTCAGGCGTCAGGTCGTACTTGCCGGCCTCGGCCGCGATCGAGCGATGTCCGCCATTCGGCCCACAAGCGCTAGCGTGGGAAGGCATGCTGGCCCGGTACGCGGCGCGGTCCTCGATATCCTTGCCATCCCAGCTTTTGCCCATGAAGCGGATCCCGTAGGGTGGATCAGTCACCACGCTGTCGATGCTGTTGTCTGGCAGCGTCCGCATCATCTCAATGCAGTCGCCGACCAGGATCTGGTGAGAAGGTGGCATAGGGGATCCTCGCCGGCTGGCGTGATTCGTAGAAGTGGGGTATTTGTGTTGGGTCGATATCTGATCGACCGAGAATTTGAGCTGTGAGGAAAGGATGAAAAGGAAATTTAGGCTGTTAATGAAGATTCTACAGAGATGTATTTCTAGGAATTTCCTACAGGTGATTCTAGGTTTCGCTGCAATCGTGATCGTGATTGTTCTAGCAAATTACTTTTTAAACTTTCCAAGTGTTCGCTCTTCTGATCAGGCTGTTTGGGGGCAGTTCGGTGATTATTTCGGTGGAGTGCTCAATCCAATCTTAAGTTTTTTTGCACTTATTGCAGTTCTTCTCAGCCTAAGATCCCAAGGCAAAGAAGTTGATGCGGCTCGTAAAGAGGCCAGCGCTGCTATAGCGATGCAGATTGAGCAGACAAAGGTGTTCCAGCAGCAGAGCTTTGAATCAGCATTTTTCGGGCTTATTCAACTTCACCTAAAAAATCTCGAGAGGGTAAAAGCTCCAGTTGGCGTTGACGCGCGCGGGACCGTATTCGAGTTAATTTCGTTCAAGTTTAATTTGGATAGAGTTGATGATGGAATAGATCCCATCGCGATAAACCCCCCGGGTAGTATTGAGTCAAACCGGCTTAAAGTTTCAATTTACTGCGATAATTTTATGTCCGAATATGGGCGCAAGATTGCCTACTACTTCGCAACCCTAGAAGAGATAATCAAGTATATAGATAGCGCGTCAAGGCCGAAATCTGTCGAGCCAAACCAGTACGTTTCTATATTTAAATCTCTTTTGTCGCCCGAAGAGATTGAGTGCCTGGTGATGTACGCTGTTAGTAAGCGTGGTAAAAATGTCAGGCAGTTTCTAGTGCAGCATAAACTATGTGAATTGATGCCTAGGCGTGCGCGTTTAGGTTTGGCAGAACAACTTATTTCTGAGTAGGACTTGCCAATCTATTGTTATTCCGGCTTTTCGACCTCGTCGTCAGGTTCCGGCGGATCGTCGGCGAGCGACTTCAAGCCTGCGGCCTGAATAAGTCGCGACACCTTTTCGTTAACAACAAAAGGTGTCGTGACACAGCGGAGCATCTTGGCCTGGGTTTCGAAGTCGGCGGCGATCAGGTTCCGAATGAGGTTCTGATGGATTTCCTGCTGGTTGTTGAAGCCGTGATCCTTCATCACCTTCTTCAGGTCTGGCTTGAACACCCCGGCGACTTCAACCGTAAACTTCTCGACGCCCAGTGCAGCGTCCTTTGCTGCTGCCTTCTCGCGCTTTTTCTTCTGCTTGATGGCTTCCTTCGTTGGCTCCTGTACTTCGGCCATGGCCTACCTCTTCAATTCCGCTGGCCGGCAATTCCAGCCAGGTCTGTCGGCGGCGCGTGGCCGCCCGGTTGGTGGTTCGTTTCACGCTGCGACCTTCACCTGATTCCAGGCGCCCGCGGCGAGGAACAGCTTTGCGGCCTCGGCCTCTTCCAGCGACACCTCGGCCGGGATGGCGATCCACCCTGACGCGAGTATGTGGTTCGGGTTCGCGCTGTTGCGCAGCTCCAGGTAGTAATGCTCGATGGCATCGGTCAGGCGCTCGACCTTGTAGATGCCCTCGGGCGATATCTCCACTGACTTGATGTACTCAGCGCCGCGCTCGTCTCGACACATGGCGCCGATGTAGATCGTCCAGCGGTAGGAGAAGTCGAAGATCGCGTTGGCGATCGCCAGACTGCGGATCTGCTTACAGCTCTTCCAGCTCGCCATGATCTGGCTGCCGCTGGGGTCGATGTTCACGACCGCGACGTGGTTGGTGCGCAGCAGCGCCCGGCAGCTGCGTTCAGCCCGGGCGAAACCGTTGTTGGGTTTGCGTTTCGACTTCATAGCGAGTCCGCCATTTTGCGCAGCGCCTTGCGTTCGGCGGCCGATATTGGCTTCGGGCGCCGCTTGAGGACCGTTTCAGGGTCTATTGTCTTCGAGCGCTCGGCGGGATCGGGGTTTAGCGGCGGGCTTTTCAGTTGGTCGATCCGCCCGCCAGCGGCCAGGTACTGCGCGATTCGTTCAGCAATCGACTCGGCGTCCGGTCGGTGCTGCTCGACGAAGTTGAGGTGGTTGCTGATCATGCTCAGGCTCCTAATCGATGGGCTTGTGCCCGCGCTTTATCCGCTACTTCGTCAACCATCCGGCCAAGCTCCAGATTGAACTGGACCAGCTCTTGATGAAGCATCGCGATGTACTCGTCATCGCGTTTGATGGTCTCGATGTACAGCCGGCAGTCTTCATCTTGGCGCGGATCGAACGACAGGAAATCCCACCATTCCCGTCCCGTGACGAACATGCAGCCCTGAACCTGCGGCCTGTGTTCGTCGGGCATTCCTTCAAGCCAGGTACGGACGTGGACGGCTTCGTTGAATGGACACTTCGACTCGATGCCGCCGTCCTCGCCGATCAAGCCATCCGGCGAACAGCCCAGCCAGTCGTACTTCGGATGAACCACAAAGCCCGATTTGATGACGGTGTTGCCGGTCAGGATTTCGTAAAAGTCGTGACTCGACTGCTCAACCTCGGTCCCCCAAGCCATCGACTTGCTGCTGACCGAATGCTTCGACCGGTTAGCCAAGCGTTCAAAGGCCAGCTCGCGCATGTAGGTGGTTCGGGCGGCGAGTGGCTTACGCTTGCCATGTTTGTCACGATCCCCCCAAGCAATCACATCCTTGAAGCGGCTCGCTGTGAGGCGCCCGCTACGGTCCTGATGCCACTGCTCGGTGCGCTGAAGGTCTAATGGGGCGTTCATTGATCAGCGCCTTGCAGATCGTTGTCGGCATGGGCGTCTGCGCTATCGTTGAGGGTGGTGAACTCCGCCTCAATTGTCTGCGCAATCGACTTCAGCTCACCGTGACGCGTCACGCCAATAGCACCTCGCTGCTGCGGCTTGAGCGCTTTCCAAGCCTTCTCATAACCGTCGATTCCTTGCTCTTGAGCAACCTTTTTCAACTGCTCGAACAGGTCGGCAGTTGCGTCGGTTGTGTCGCCTTGGGGTACTGCAGCGGCTCCAACGTCTGCGGGCTTTTCGTTGGTAGATCGCGGGGTAACATCCGTTTCCGGAAGCGCGTAGCCGTCGTCCAGCTCGTCACGCGTGTACACGCCCAGAATCACGTCAGGGCAATACAGACGAGCCCATTTTTTGAGGGCCAGGTACGCGATCTGCTGCTTCGGATCGTCTGCCCATAACGTAGAGTTTCGGGTTCGTGCCTGAGTCATTAAGGTGGTCAGTTCGCGGGGAGCGTCTTCACCCTCGAAAGTAGCCCAGACGCGGACGCCGAGGCCTTTCTCGTCGTTTATGTTCCAGTTTGGGACGCGGTATTTCTTCGGCTGTCCGTGGTCATCCGTTTGTTTTTTGCTTTCGATTTCACGGAAGTTGCCAATGATCTTGCCCCAGTCGCCAAACCACTCGTAATGGATTCGATCAATGGTCGGAGCGCGAGTCGTGATGACCGCATTCACCAGCTGTGCTTCGTAGCTCAGCTGGCCACCGTTGACGATGAAAGTCTTCTGCGCCACCTGGAAGGGGTTCATGCCCCATTGCATGGACTGCATGATCACCGCCATGCAGTCGGCAGTGTTTCCGTGGAAGTGTTTCGGCAGGGTGGTTTTGCCGCCTGCCATGATGCCTGCGAGTTCAGTCATCGACTGCATGCTGTCGCGATTGAGGATCAAGCCCGTCGGGCTGGTGTCCATTGGTACGGTAGCAATCTGTGTTTTGGCGTTCATTCCTAACTCCATAGCCGACGACTTTGGCCGGCCTCCGGGGGGATTTCAGGTTTTTTTAGAACGACAGGGCGCGCAGCCAGGCCGATGCCTCGTCATTGGTGACGCAGAAGGCCATAGCCACGACCTCGACCACTTCGCTGGCGCTCGGCATGTTCGAGTCTGCGGGTTGATCTGTTGTCTGCGCAGGATCGGCATCCGCAACTGCCGTTTGCGCTACGCCGGCAATTACCGGAGCCGAAGACAAGGTTGCTGCCGGAGCAGGTGCGGAAGCTTGGGCGCGGAGGCGAGCCAGTTCTTCTTGGTCGCGCTGATACTGAGCGTCGCGCTCGCGCTGTTGGCGCTGCTGCGCTTCCATATCGCGGCGCTGTTGGTCGAGCTCATCCTGCTGTTTTTTCAAGCGAAGGCGGTCTTCCTCGGCGCGTTGCTTGCGCAGCTCTTCGGCTTCAGCGTCAGCGATTCGCTGTTTCTCGCGCAGCTCTTCGAGTTCTTTCTGTTGAGCCGCCAACTTGGTGGCAGCCTCCTCGCGGTCAACAGCAGCCCTGTGCAGCGTTTCAAGCTGCTCAATAGCGTTATCGCGGGCGATGGTGCCTTCTGCTTCGAACTCGGCGTACTCCTCGGGCAGGATTGCCGAGTCCTTGACGTTTTGCAGGACGTTCGCAACGTCGGCAGCGCTGCGGCTTGCGTATGCGGCAGCGACAGAGCTGAACCGCGTGATTTTTGCCCGGATGCCTTCGACACGTTCGGCTTCGAGACGCTCACGTTCGGCCTTGGCATCAGCCGCGCGCTTTTCTTCGGCCTTGATGGCTTCGTCGACTGGCGCTTCGATTGCCAGCACGCGCTCCTTCAGCGCCTCACCGAACTCCTTCACTTGGTTGACGCGAGCCTGGGCGTCTTTAACCGCCTGCTGATAGGGTACAAGTGCCGTTTTGGTGGTGTTGGCCAGGGCATAGCGGACATCGCGAATATCAACGCGAACTTCCTTCGCATTCGCCAAGCCTTCACTGGTCGAGCAGTCGACAACCAGGTTCGCGTAGGTCGTTTCCAGGCGGACGATTTGTTCTTCATGCGGCCGATATTCGGCGATGTCGGTGACAGCCACTGTTGGCGCTATGGCGGTCATTTCGATGGATTCTTGCAACGGTGCTTGTTGGGCTTTTGCGGACATGACGGTTCCTTGCCGCGCTGAGCGCAGCTTGTGGTGGCTTTGTTTATTGAGTGATGCGATCGGCGAGGGCGCTGAGCAACATCAGGAAGGTGAACATGCCAATAGCGGAGAACGATCCGCGCCGAATGAGGATGCGGCGGGCCATCTGCCGGCTGGTCATCGGAACACGTTGTAGGTGGTGGAGCGCGGCACCTGGCAAGTGCCCTGGCCGTCTTTAACGATGCCGTAGGCGCCTGCGCCGGCAATCAGAATCACGACGAGAATCCAGTAGACGAGGTTCATGGCCGAGCCCTCACCACGATTCGGCCATCCTGCAGGGACGACTCCAAGTGTTTTGGCAGCCTGGCCACAGGAAACTCCCGAGGAGCCAGCTCTTCCGGAACGGCGACGAATCCAAGCACCTGAAGCTTTCGGTCAATGTCCTCGACCAGTTCGTCGATCAAGCTTTTTACCGGTGGCGTGGTCATGCTGCAGCTCCTTGCGAGACGGAGGCGTTGTAGGTGGCGTAAATCTGGTCGATGCGAGCGCGGTAGTGGCGGTGCTCGTTGTCGTCAATGGCACGAAGCATGAAGGCCAGGGTGATGCAGGATGTCGCGGCGGCGCTGGCGTTGGGCTTGCCGAGGTCGCGGATCATGTTGCTGATCTCGCCTTCGATCCAGGTCACCGCCGTTTGATGGTCACGCTGATGGATGTTCATTTGAGCCCCCAGAATTCGCCGTAGGCGACCACCGCTGCCGCAACTCGCTTCGCCCGCGCCTTGCGGTCGACCAGCTCTTGAGCTGCCATCAAGGCCTGACGCTCTGTGCGTTCTTGCGCTGCGGCTTCGTAGTCGTGAAAGTCTTCAACCTTCGGCGCTTTGGGGCGCCCCCATTCATCAAATCGCCGATCCCACTCTCGGGCCTGCGCACTGTCTGCATAGCTGGTTGCCATGGTCGCCTCCGTGGTGGCGGGTGTTGATCCAACAAAACTCGGATGCACTCATCCGCTCCGCTGGTTGCCGTTGGGCGCGGAGGGGAGTGCAAACTTGGGTTATGCAGAGCGGCCGTGGTTTGGGTGGAACCCATACCGGAGCTCTGCAGATTTTCTCGCTGCCGCAGCATCAAGAAAGCATTTGAAGTGCCCGAGAGTCAGACACTTGCCGTCAACGCCGATCGTCACTCGAAACGACGATGATTTTTTAAGGAAGTACACGCCGTGAATGCCGCTTCTGTTGAGGTGCTGAAGCTTGGCGTTACGGTTGTTGTCCGTGATTGAGACGGTGCGTAAATTCTCTATCCGGTTGTCCGTTCGATTGCCGTTGATGTGGTCAATCCGAAGTCCTGGCGGGATCTCGCCGTGATGAATTTGCCAGATTACCCTGTGCACGTACAGCGCTTTCCTGCCTGCTCGGGTAGTGAGATATCCGTCATATCGCAGAGAGCCAACGCGGGTACCAACAGCGGCACCTGATGCCCGGACAAGGCCTCCATCTTCAGCGCAATACTCGTAAATCTGTCGCAACTCGGTCGCGCTGAGATCCATTGGAGGAAGGTCTCTTTTTCTCCTATTGCGTGTCTTATCACATGATTTGCAATACGAGCCGTAGCCGCTTTTTCGGGACCGGTCTTTGTAAAAATGCTCAGTTGGTAGGTCTCGAAGACATTTGCCGCAGGGTTTTGTTTGCGCAAGCATCGCCACCTCCCGGAAAAGGCGTCTTGTGTTGGAAGGGGTTGCCGGTCTTTCCCGGCTGTCACGGCGCTTGTGCCAGATCAAGGTAGCTCGCCAATACCAGGTTGGCGCTGACCCTGCGCAATGCGGGTTGAGCTATTCGCCGGTGATGCAGGTGGGCGGTTATAGGCCGCAGTTTCGTCCGCATCGGTCTGCACTCAACTCAAGCTACTTATGGGCGGCCTGCCAGCCACGTTATGGCAGTAACGCTGAGTGCAGACCGATGCGCTCTCATAGAGAGGATCGGGCAGTTAACGACAGGCTGTCGTGGCGCTGGTTGTTCAGGCTGCTGCAGGGATCACCACCAGTACGGTGTTAACCATCGTCCCGGCCTGCTTGAATGAGGCTTCAGGCAGGGTTTCGATGCTGCCACCGCGCTGCTCGACGATCCCGCGAAAGTCTCGGGTCAGTGCGTCGTCGCGAAAGGTCACGCCAGAAGGCATGATCGCCACCAGCCTGCCGCCAGGCTTGAGGAACTTCAGCGCATGAACGACGTGGTGAATGTCGCTGCGCTTCTTGTCGAAGGGCGGGTTCATCAGCACGCGGTCATAGATGGGCTTCGGCTCGACCTGCAGGAAGTCGCCGGGTTCGGAAACTCCCGACAATGGCAGCTTCAGTTCGATCAGCGCTTTGTGGTTGTCCGGCAGCAGTTCGTGCATATCGACCATGACGCCTACTGCTGCGGAGTTGGCGGCCACCGCAAGAGCACCACGGCCCGCACTTGGCTCCAGCACCATCATCCCGTCACCGATCATGGCGAGATCCGCAGCCTGTTTCGCAACGTTCGGCGGAGTAGGGAAGAAGCCGAAGTCCTGCGGCACGGTTACTTCACCAGTCATCAGGATGTTTTCAATTGCGTCGGCGGCGTCACCGGCGAACAGGTGAGCTTTTGCTTTGGTGTTCCACTTACCGCCCGCAGCTTTGAGCGTCTTGTCGAGGCGCTGGTAGAGGTTTTTATCGAGTTGGCCGCCGGTGATGAATAGCTTGTTGCCTTCGGTGCGCGAGGCGCTGAGCAGCGCCATGACTTCGTTGTCGACTTTCATTTGTGACTCCCGGTTGTTTTCCCAATGCACCCGTCACCAGGTGCATCAGTGAAAAGGCCCGGTCAGCCCTCGCAGCCCATTTGATAGTTGCTTGCATGCTCTGCGCTGCAAAACGGCAACTCTCGAGTGCGAAGCACCTGACGGTTGGTGTATGGGTCGCGAGTTCGGTCGTGGATGTTGCGGCGCACCACCTGTTCGGCTGGCTTACCGCAGTACGTGCACTTCGTTTGCGTTGCTGCTGCATCGGTCATCGTGTTGCCCTCCGTTGATTTCCAATGCCGCCTCATCGAAGCGGCATCAGTAAATCTTTGGTCTTTCTCCGCACCCGCTTACCAGGTCATTCACTCAGTTCGGTCACCACCTCGTCCGCCGTCGCAGTGGGCTGCGCGTGGGCAGGCTTTCGGGCCTGTCGGATCGCCGGTCGCCGGTAGAGGCAAGTGCGGTTTTGTTCATCGGTTTACTGACCTCCCACCGATGGAGCCGGGAGTGACCTAACCGGACTGGCCGGGTAGTCGTTCATGGCGCTGGTTGTTAAAGAGCGGCGCGGCTTTCGCTACTGGCCGGCGGTGTTCGGTGCTGGCTTGAGACGAATTTAAGCAAGCTGAAATAACCGTGTCAAGCATGCTGAATAAATTAATTCAGATTGCTGAAATTTAGAGGCGATAAAAAGCCCGCTCAATGGCGGGCTCATTTATGCGTCGCAGTATTCTCGCCAGCCGATTCTGACGGTGCCGCCCTCCAGGGTCTCGACCCGGACGCCAGAGGTCTCGCCGATCTCATCCAGTAGGCGCTGCCAGTCCTCTGGTGATTCGTGATCCAGCCTCGCCACTGTGACCGCCTGTACCTTTTGAACGCTTGGAGCAGCGATCAGGGCTTGCAGGCGGCGGCCTGCCGACTCATACGACGAGGACAGTTTCGATGTGGTGAAAGCTGGACTGGGCATGTGGCGCTCCTTATCTATACTGGTTCTATATACAGTATTTACGTTCCTTGGCATTGGCAAGCGTAGTTATGCATTACTGCATATATTTTGCGAGCCGCTTTCTCGTGGGCATGAAAAAGCCCGCGCATAGCGGGCTCTGTTTAGCTTGATGGATCAGTCCGCAATCGGCGGGTACTTGCCGCTCACCGAGTCTCTATAGACGATCTCGCAGAATAGCCGCGGGCCCTCACGCATAGTGACCAGTGCCCGCTTTGCCTCTTCCTTCGTTTCAAATGGGCCAGCACCCACAGCCAGGCCGATCATAGGAACAACCGGGAGTCCGGTGCTGGTAATTGCCTCAATGGTTCGCTGCCGCTCCTCTTCGTCACGGCAGGCAGTTGATGCAACCCATCCATTTTTCAGCTTTGTGGCGGCTACTGGTTCAACGTCTGCACCGCAGTGTTTGCACTTAACGGCCGCTGTCTTGATGCTCTCGGCACACATAGGGCAGGGGCGCGTGTCTTTCTCTGCCTGGGCAGCAGCAGGGGAGCTTTTGCCGCCAAGCAGAACCATGAGCAGGCCGGCGAGCGCGATCATCCCGCCAACAATGGTGTGTATCTGTCGGTCAGCCATCAAGCCCATGTTGTTGACTCGCCCGCCAGCGCCGGTCGGCACTGACACGTCCATGCTCAGTGCGAAAATCAGCCAGCACAGGCCTACGATCAGCGCGAACGTTCCAAATCCTTTCATTGGATCCCTCCCGTAATTGAGCCAGCACTTTACCATCCATGGCTTGTCGCCACCATGGTCGAGCCGAAAGGGGAGGAGGCCCATTTAGTGGCGGTTACAGCTCTGATCAGGGGAGGGCAGAAAGAAGAAGCCCGGCGCTGGGCCGGGCTCAACCTAAGCTATTTCAGCCGATGCTGGAATACCTTCCTTAATTAGACTCACCATGCTTGCTCGATCTTCTTCTGAGCTGATCACGCGAACCTCTGGAAACGCGCTCAATTCTGTCGAAACCTCTTTATAAGCCTTAAAAAGCTTCGGCTTTCCAGCGATAGGAGGGCCTGCGACAAACAAGGTATCTGGTGGTAGCTGGCCCTTAGCGCTTAGGCGTCGCACTCTTGATATCCACGCATCCCCGTGTTCATAGATTTTTCCGGATTCTTCGTGACCAAGGTGCAATGGTTTGATTGCCTGCACAGGCTTGCCACCCTGAATCAGTACGAATGGAAATTTCACTGGGTAGTCCGATGAGCCCAGCTTTCGATCCACGTAATGTTGCTTCAAATTGACGTCAGCCAACAGCCTGCCTAGCTGTTTCTCTAGCGCTGCTTCCTGATATTCCTTTGTCGCAAAGCTGTGCTTCACATAGTGGTCAAATAGAGCTTTTAGTGCCTGGTCTGAATTTGCCGCAACTATTGAGCCTGGCTCACTGAAGCGCATCATCGTTTCCCGCGGATGCACCAAGTGACTGAATGTCGCAGAGAGCGCCTGGCGATCAGATCTATGGCTCGTGAAAAAGCCGCTGAGTCTAGCAAGCTCAGCATTTACTTCTTTTCGTGCCCTGATAAAAATCTTGGCATCAAGACTTGGGAAAAATGTTGTTACGCGCTGGCGCTTGGTCTCTACGACGAAACGAAAATCACCATTATTGGCAAGCAGCACTATCCCGATGTTTACAAACTCACCCGTCTCTGGGTAAGGGAGAAACCTCAAAATTGAGTAATTACATATGATTCTCATAGGGCCCCCCAGAATCGCTCTTCCTTGAACATCTGCAGAATTTCTAGCCGGCTTGCTAGCGTTGGCTCGGTCAGGTCGATGAGGTCTGCATCCCTATATAGCCAGTCTTCGGTCAAAAAGGTGATGATCGTATCCCAGTTCGACAACGCCTTGCTCAGGATATCAGTGTATTCCTGACGAACGAGGTAATCCCTGAAATCTTTGCGGCACTCGCAGAACACGTGCTCTTCAAGAAATTCTTCGGGATTGAAGGACTTATGAAATGCCAGGTTGTGATCGATGACGGCTAGCTCGCCACGGCTGTCCAATATTAGGTTCACGTTCCCACCCATTGGGCCGAGAATCCTGTCTCCATTTTGCACCCACCAATCAAATAGTAGAACCTTTCTCATCAGGTCCCGAGGGGTGGATTTCAAATGGGCAATGTTGAAATCTACAGCGCTTTCGACCGCTTGCGATGCGAAGGCTAATCCTCCCTCCAGATCGGAGACGTTGGGAACCACGCTGAAGTCGATCAGGTCTTGAGGTACGACCATTTTTTTCCACGGAGGAATAGGCAAGCCGAGGGTTTTGCCCAGTTCTGCGCAGAGCAACTCCGATATCAGCGCCGGGCCGCCAGATTTGGAAAGCCCTTTTACAAAGTAGGTTTCACCATCGTCAGCACGAATAATGAATGGCTTTATGGATATTCCCTGATGGCTTTGTCGAACAATTTCGACAGCTGTTACTAGGTCCGACATAGCCGTACTATCCCTGAGCTAAATTTGAATGCGTAACTTTATTAGCCGTACGGCTCAGGTTACGTTCTGCTTATGCTTCCCGCCTTCACCTGTTCTGCGTACCGCTCCAGCCGATCCTCACCAGCCTGCATCACAACGCATATCCGGATCACTGCCTGAGCGTCCGCCTCATTGCCCGCTAGGCTTAGTCGCTCAGCGATACGCATCAGCTCAACCGCCGACCACTTGAGGTCTGAGGCTGTACCCTGGAGGTCGCGGCGTAATTCTTGGTCGGGTTTGGTGAGGGGCATGGCGACCTCCAGCTCAGTAGTGAAACTTCTGTGTTGCTTGCACTACGACGCCAACTATTCGGCAGTTTTCATCAAAGACTTCGGTCGGGTATCCGGGGTTGAGCGGCTTTAGGTAGAGCTTTCCGCCGTCGCTGACCAGTTTCTTAAAGGTCGCCTCGTTGCTGTCTGGAAGTTTGGCCACAACAAGCTTGCCTGGCGCCGCCTCTACTTCGGTATCCACCAAGATTAGTGAGCCCTGGGCGATGCTCGTACCTACTGGCGATGTCATCGAGTCGCCTTTGACTTCAAGCCAGAACGCTGGGCCTTTCGAGTTGTATTCGGAAAACTCGTAGCGATCCGATATGCCTGCAGGGTAGGGCTCTACAGCCTCGGCCCAGGAGCCAGCCGATACCCAACTGATCACTGGGTAGCGGAAGCTCTGAGAAGGCTGCTCAGGCATGGAGACATTGGGCTCTGATGCCTCCTGCTCAGCACCCTCACCAATAGCAAGCCACTCTGCTCTGAAGCCAGTTGCTTTTGCCAATGCGTAGAGATTCTCTGGCCGGAGGCTTTTGCTCTCGCCAGTAATCCATTGAGTGACAGCAGAGTTCGCGACGCCGCACAGCGCCGCAATTTCGCCCTTCTTTTTCCCGCTGAGCTGTATAGCTCGGGCAATACGTTCATGTCTTTCCATGGACTCAATATTAAGTTAACTGAATTTAAGCATGCAGTAGGCGGAAAACTCCGTTGACGCAATCACTTAAGCATGCTGAAATTGCGTCAGAGTCGAACGAGGATGCGAAATGAATACGCATGAAGTCGCCGAATTCTTCGGCAGCAAGACAAAGCTGGCACTAGCTCTGGGCATCCGCCCGAGCGCTGTGACCATGTGGGGGGAAACCATCCCCGAATCCCGGCAGTACCAGATTCAGGTTCTTTCCAAAGGAAAGTTCAAGGCAGCAAAGAAGGCACAAGCCGCCTGACATCCCAGTCCGCCGTTTCATTGAAGCCATCTTGACCGCAACCTCCCCAAGGAAAAACTAGGACATGAAAACGCCCGTACTAGAGACCCGCCGCCAAGTTATGGCAGCCGTGTCCAACGCTTTCCCTGGCGGGATGGATTGCGCAGCGGCTCGCCTTGGCATCAAGAACAAGCGTCTGGAAAACCAGATCTACGAGACAGCAGGCTGCAAGCCGTTGAGCGATGCCGAGATATTCGTGCTGGAAAGCGAAACGAAGACCGAGCATCTGCCGGACTACATCTGCGCCATGTACGGCGGTGTGTTCGTGAGGATCCCGGAGGCGGGGGAGTTGGACAACGTCGACCTGTACCAGCGCTCGCTGGCTGCATCTGCACAACGCGGCGCCCTTGATCAGATGGTTGCGTCAGCTTTGGAAGATGGCGAGATCGATGCGAATGAAGCAAAGAAGATCCGCGCCCTGCACGCCAAGTACATGTCGGCGAGCCTTGAGGCTATCGGGGCGGTGATTGAGTTGCACAAAGCCCGCGCATAAATCGCAGGCACAAAAAAGCCAGGTTCGTGGCCTGGCTCATTGCTACTTCAGCGAGGCAATAATGAATACACAGAATGCTTACGTCAATACCCCCAACAATGTCGCGACACGTTTTTCCAATTCTGAAAACGTGTCGCGAACAGTTTCTATGTCCAGCTTGGAGCTGGTTCAGTTCATCAATTCAAATCGCGAACAGGGCGATCCCGTACTCACCCATAAAAACCTGATGGCCAAAGTGCCTCGAGTTTTGGGTGCAGATCAATCGGCTAAATTTTCAGCCGATTACATGGACAGTCGAAGCCGCTCCCAAAAATGCTTCGTCTTCCCAAAGCGGGAAGCATGCCTCATCGCGATGTCCTACAGCTATGAGCTCCAAGCGCTCGTTTTCGACCGGATGACGGCACTTGAGGATCGCGAACGAGCTCGCTCCAGTCCATCCAATCCAAAGATCGTCGGCGAGCTGGCAATTCTCGAATGCTTCGATCGCCTGCTCAAGCCAGCGGCGTCGAGCAAGATGATGATGCTTGCCCAAATCGCCGCCAACAACGGACTTGATGCCAAGTTTCTGCCCGGGTATGCCGTCGATGCTGCGCCTGATGCAGCTGGCGGATCTTCGATGCCGACGAAGTCAGCCACAGCGCTACTGAAGGACAGCGGCATCCGCTGCGCGCCGGCGGCTTTCAATCGTGCGCTGGCCGACCATGGCTTCCTCAAGCAGCTCCAGCGCAAGAACTCCAAACACGAGATGGTCGACTTCTGGTCCGTGACTGAAAAGGGCCTCAAGTACGGCAAGAACCTCACCAGCCCTCAATGCCCGCGCGAGACGCAACCTCACTGGTACGTCGACCGCTTCCTTGAGCTTGCCGTGCTTATCGGCAAAGGACGCCCATGATGGCCAGATCCAGAAATATCAAACCGGGGTTCTTCTCGAACGAACACCTGGCTGAAGTAGATTTTGCAACGCGCCTCCTGTTTATCGGCATGTGGACCGAGGCCGATCGGGAAGGGCGCCTGGAAGACCGCCCGCGCCGTCTGAAAATGGCTCTGTTCCCGGCAGACGATGTCGACATCGAAAAGATGCTCGCCGACCTGGATCATTTGGGGTTCATCACGCGGTACACCGTCGGATCATTCAAGGCCATCCAGATCGTGAACTGGTCGAAGCACCAGAACCCACACGTCAAAGAAGCCAAGAGCATCATCCCTGAAATGCCCGGGTTAGAGGCTTTAGAGGAAGAGCATGGTGCAAGCCCGGTGCAAGCACCAGACAAGCACAGTTCTTTCCCTGCTGATTCCCTCTCTCTTGATTCCGGATTCCTGATTCCTGATTCCCTCACTCCGTCGCAGGCTCCGGTGGCGACCGAGGGCTTGTTCGCGTCGTTCTGGAAGCTCTACCCGCGCAAGGTCGGAAAGGACAAAGCCGAGAAGGCGTGGGCGAAGCTCAAGGTCAATCAGGCGCTGTACGACCTGATGGTCGCCGCTCTGGCCAAGCAGGTGCTGACACCTGACTGGACCAAGGAGCGGGGCCAGTTCATCCCGCACCCTGCGACGTGGCTCAACGGCAAGCGCTGGCAGGACGAGATCCCCGAGCTTGCCAGCAACGTGCACCCGTTCCCGCAATCCCGCCACACCGGCTTCGCTGAACGCGATTACACGTCCGGCCTGAAGATGCGGGAGGACGGCAGCTATGCGCTCTGAGCCAGTCCAAACCACTCCAGAACTGCCGCCGGGCACTCGCATCCAGCCAGCCGAGTGCGAAACCCACGGCGCTTACGACCAGAAGGTTTATGCCGTGCTGGGCCGGCAGCTTAGAAGCAATTGCCCCGAGTGCAGCCGTATCGCCCGGGAGAAGTCCGAAGCCGCCGAGCAAGCCAACAAGGCGATGGAACTGCGCATGTCTCTTGCTCGCAAGCTGGGCGATGCGCTGATCCCGAAACGCTTCACCACTCGCACCCTGGGCAACTACCAGGCCGAGAACGAAGGCCAGCGCAAAGCCCTGCGGTTCTGCCAGCACTACGTGCAGATCTTTGACGAGATCCTGAAGACCGGCCGCTGCATGGTGCTGATCGGCAAGCCCGGTACCGGGAAAACCCACCTCGGCGCTGGCATGGCCAACGAGCTGCTGCACAACACGTCTCGCACGGCCGTGTACCGCACTGTCGGCGCAATCCTTCAGGCGATCCGCTCCACGTACGACAAGCACAGCGAACGCAGCGAGGCAGAGATTCTGTCGAGCCTGATCGACCCCGATCTGCTGGTGCTGGACGAGGTAGGCGTGAGCAAGGAACAGCCGAGCGACTTCGAGCTGACGACCCTGTTCGCAATCATCAACGGCCGGTACGAGCAGGAGCGCCCCACGGTGGTGATCTCCAACCTCGAAGCCAGCCAGTTGCCGGCCGCCATGGGCGATCGCTGCGTCGACCGTCTGCGCGAGGGCGGAATGATCGTGGTCCCGTTCGATTGGGAATCTCAGCGCGGCAAGGAGGGTTTCTGACATGAGCATCGACAAAGAAAAACTCCAGAAGCTGCTGTGGGCCGAAGCCGCGTCCTACCGTGCCGACTGCGCAGACTGGAAGCGCAACACCGAGGCGCTGCAGGAATTCCTCGGAGAGAAGACCGTGGAGGAGGTGGCGCTGGAGCTGCTGGCCGAGAACGATCGTCTTGGGCAAATTGAGTACGCATTTTCGGAGTGGATCGAGAAAACCGATTGGGTGCAGTCCACCGTGCAAGCGTCCGAACTTGGTCGTCACCGCGCTGATGTGCTGCGTACACGTATTGACCAGTTCAAGGCCGAGAACGAGGCGCTGCGGAAGGATGCCGAGCGCTACCGCTGGCTTCAGCATGGTCACAGTGGCTACATCGAAGTCGTCGAGTGGATCGGACCGCACGCTACCGGGATGACCGGCGAAGACCTTGACGCGCTTGTGGACGGCGCGATGGCCAAGGCGGTGCAGCCATGAACGAGTTCGCAATCCGCAGCCAGCGCGATATCAGCCGCCTCATGGGCGTCCTGCACGCAACCGACTTCACCAAACCCAAGATCGTGGTCATAAAGGACGAGAAACGCCCTGACGTCTGCAACCGCAAGATGTGGGCAATGCTCAAGGACGTATCCGAGCAAGTGGTCTGGCACGGCAAAAAGCTGACCAGTGAAGACTGGAAGTGCCTTTTCAGTGCCTCGCTGGAGAAGCAGCGCGCGGAGCCAGGCCTCGATGGTGGATTCGTCGTGATGGCCGTATCGACCCGCAAGCAGTCGCAGAAGTGGTTTAGCGATCTGTTCGAGCTGATGCATGCCTTTGGCGCCGAGCATGGCGTGCGCTGGAGTGAGCAGGACAAGTGGGGAGGGCGCTACTGATGCGCGTAGCCATCAAGGAATCGAAGGCGCCCAAGCCGAAGAAGTGCAAGAACCCAGCGTGCGGCGAGTCATTCGTCCCGCAGCGCCTCGGGCAGGCGGTATGTGGGTACAAGTGCGGTCTGGCCATCAAGGAAGTCAATCAGGCGAAGGCCGGCAAGGCGTTGGCCCAGATTGGTCGCCGCGAGATCAAGGTCCGCAAGGAAAAACTGAAGACGAGGGCGGATCACCTGCGAGAAGCGCAGGCCGCCGTAAACGAGTACGTCCGCCTGCGTGACGCGCACCTGCCGTGCATCAGCTGCGACTCGATGCCGAACGACAACGACCTGATGACGGGCAGTCGCTGGGACGCCGGTCATTACAGGTCGGTCGGCGCCTGTCCGGAGCTGCGATTCGAGCCGCTGAACATCCACCGCCAGTGCGTGAAGTGCAACCGCAACCTGTCCGGTAACGCGGTCGAGTACCGCATCCGGTTGGTGCTGCGCGTCGGCGCCGAAACCGTGGCTTGGCTCGAAGGGCCGCATCAGCCCCGCAAGTACACCGCCGAAGAAATCAAAACCATCAAGGCCGAATACCGGGCCAAGACCCGCGAACTGAAGAGGGCTGCAGCATGATCTATCCAAGTGTTCTGAACGCAGTTGTTTCGGCCCTCGCGGCTGAGGCCATCGACAACACCAGTAAGCAGGCTTGGCAGAAGCTATACAACTCTGCCGATGAGGAGGAGGGCGGGGATCTGGCGACACTGGTCCGCTCCCGTGGTGCTGACACCATCGACCGCACTCAGGTGGATTGCTGGGTATCTGCCCGGCTGCACAGCGCGCTTGAGCAAAAGCACTGGGATGCGCTTGTGGCGAAGTACAGCACCCACAAGGGGCGCAAGGTGAAAGCCATTGCGGCACTGCAAACACAGATCAACACGCCGGCGCCGAAGCTGTTCCTGTTCAAGGCGACCACTGCCTGGGCTATCCCGCAGCTGAAGGGTGCGCGGCCCAAGGTGGCGACCTCCGTGTCTGTCGAGATCCCAATCGATGCGCCAGAGTGGCGCCGCGAGGCTGTGGTGAAGGCTGCGCTGGCTGCCGGTCAGGCGAAGGTGAAGCGTGACAGCTCGCGATCCGCCGACATGATCGTACTCAAGGACAGCTTTTACGACATGAACACCTGGGACAACGACGGCACGCCGGAATCAACTCGCCGCCGGTGGCGGCAGGATATCGGCAAGGCTGCTGATGGCCTGGTCAACGAGGCGCTGGCACACGCCGCCGACATTCTCGGAGGCGAAGGTTTGCTGATTGACCAAGCTGCGTGATTGCCTGTTGACATCAGTGAGCGAATGAGCGAAATTAATCCCATCCTGTCATTCCTGCGTGTGTAGGACTGACGAACGAGACCCGGCCACTGCGCCGGGTTTTTTATTGCCTGAAATTCGCCGTCATAGCTCCAGTGGTAGAGCAGTCGCCTTGTAAGCGAATGGCCCGGGGTTCGAATCCTCGTGACGGCACCAAATTGGCGTGTAGCTCAGCGGTAGAGCAGGCGGCTGTTAACCGCCCGGTCGGAGGTTCGAACCCTCCCATGCCAGCCAGCAACACCTGTAGCCAGGACAGCCCTCGGGAAGGCCTGGACGTCGATAGCCGGACAGTGCGACGCACGGATCAACGCCGGCAGCCCGCGCACCTTGACCTCACAATGCTTTCAGGGTGGCGCGAGACAAGAACAGCGAGATCGATGCAAAGGGGCGTCGACGCTGGGATGGTCTTTGGCCGACAGCTCGGAAAGACGAGCGCACCTATTTTCGCATCGCGCGATTTATCCGCATCCAGTCTCGGTAGGCTGCCGTTCGTTGAGCATCCGCCAGAGCTTTGGCATCAGTAAATCTCGCCCAAGCTTCGTCGCTAGAGTCGCAATCAATGATTTTGTAGGCAGCTTCCTCCAGCAGATCTGCTTGTCGGAACATTTCGGTATTCGCGGCGATCTGGTCATCCCAGAATCGCTCGCCTGATAGATCTGAGGTGCTCTCG